CCCCACTTCTGTTAGGGTTCTTAGTGTCTCTGGTAATATTATAACTTATAGAGTAATCGGAGGAACTACACCAATTGCTGGTGGTGTTACTGGTGTTGTTATAACTAAAGAAAATGATAGTACAGCGTCTGGTGGAGGTATTACTGTTGCTCCGTTTAAAACATTTAAATGGACCGATACTACTTTGCAGGGATCGACCGGAACATGGCTCTCTTCTGAAAATATCAGTCTGAGTGGTGGAAGAGTTTATGCTGTAGAGACTGATGCTATATTGGGTAAAACATTTCTAAAATTGTACGGTGCAACTGGTGGTTCGTTGCAACTGACCCCACATGCAACCGACACAAATAATTATACTTTAAGATTTCCTTCAAATGTAGGATCTCAGAATGATTTGTTGGTTCTTAGTGATGTCAGTGGCGCAGTTGGACAACTTTCTTTCGTCTCTCCCAGTAACATAAGTATCGGTACTTCAGCGATGTCGGATGGTGTCAAAGTAAGATTGGAAAAATCAGTAGTAGGCACCACATCAAGATATCCAATTCCATTCTTGGGAAGCACAGCGGCAGACAATCCTGCTTCAAATTGGAGTTTTGGAACTGGTGGAGATCAGGAAGGTGCATCCACCAACAGTTATCTTTATGTTGATAATAGAGTGCAAACTATACAAGCCGACACTAGCGCAAATTATACCGATAGAGTTACTGGTTTGTTCTATGAAGTAGACGAATCGGGTGCTACGGGTCAAGTAGGTACTCTTTATTGTGATTATATTGGTGCTATGTTGGACTGTGGTGTGTACAGTTAATAATTGACTAAATAATCAAAGTGAACTTCAAATCTTTATTATGGATGTATAATGGCAGCAGGAACAGGAAATCTCATACTCAAGCGTGGTGAAGTAGTACCTTCTGATGCACAAAATGCAGGAACTGTGACACTTTTGAAAGGTATGCCTGCTGCACAGATAGTTGGTTTATCAAGACCTTCCAATCTTTCTGCAACTGCAATTGGTGATTATGCATATGATAATTATCCAAATCGTTTGTGGATAGGCGTCGATGCATATGGAACATCCGCAAATACAGTGGGTGGAACTGGTAATGCTTCAGCCCCATCGTATAACATACCATCAGGTGCTGATAAAAGACCAATATGGATGGGTGCAGAAATCAGGGCAAATGCTGCTGTATATAGAGCAGGCACAACCGCTCCAGTAATATTGGCAGCAGATTGGTTGAATTCTGTCGATACTGTGTTGGTCACACAGAAAGCCATAAAAACTTATGTAGATAGTCAGGTTTCCAGCAAAGGAACAATGACAAGTTTCTTCATTCAAGCGAATGGAATTCAACCAGTAGAAAGAATATATGATGGAAACACTATAAATTTTGTAGATGGTAATGGATTTAATTTTGAAGTATCTGCTACGGATACGGTAACTGGAACTGTTGATTTTAGTGTACTTTCTAATGATGTTCTGTGCAGTAAATCTGGAAGTGTTACAGTCAAAAATATAGCAGTAAGTGAAATTCCTGCAACTGGAACATATTATCCAGTTTTTACTACTGCTACTGTTGGTAATTCCAAAACCCTTTATATTGATAGCACTTCGCCAACGGTACAATACATTCAAGGGGATGGAACCTTAAGTGCAAATAAACTAAAATCAGAAAATTCTATAACGGTCGGTACGGATATAAGGTGGGGTACTTCACCTGTTTTGACAAAGCATCAGTTGCAATTGTATGGAACATCCGCAAATAGCATAACAATAAAAGTGCCTGCTTCTCCGAGCACACATTCACTTACTTTGCCGGCATCCCTTCCAGCCTCAGGCTCATCTGGTGTTCTTCAATCAGACTCCAGCGGTAATCTTTCTTGGGTTGCGGGTGTACCTTCGAGCATTGCCAACGATTTGGCTGGCGGTGCTAAAGGATATCTACCATATCAGAATGCACAGGATGATACCGTATTTCTAACAATAGGAGGGACAAACGATATACTTACTGTCTCTTCTGGTGGTGTTCCAATTTGGTCATCAACAGCATCAATAAATACAATTTCTGGTCGTGCAGTGAGTGATAGTGTTTCTCTATATGACAACATTAATACTGGTTCGATCACCATCGGTAGTGGTATAACCTCGGGAAGCATAAACATCGGAAACGGCACCGATATAACAACGAGTAGTGCCATCAATATCGGTGGTGGTGCAATAACAAGTGGTACTAAGACGATAAACATTGGTACTGGTGGTGGTAATGGATCAACAACTGCAATAACGATTGGTGGAGGTAGTGGAACTACAAGCACCACTTGCAGTGTTTCAATTGGTTGTCCATCCGCAGCAACCAGTAATGTCTATATTGCAAACAATAAACTTACTTTAGGACCTTCTGGTTCCGCTGATAGAATAGTTCTTGTTGGTGATACTACTGCTTCTGCTGGTACAAGAACACATACTTTCCCAAACAAATCAAACGGAAATGTTGTTATTGTTTCTAATAGCAGTACAGAAACCGCTGGTTATGTATTGGTTGCTGGTACAGGCACTAATCCTGCTACATGGCAACCATTGACTCCGACCGCAAGTTCTTCGATAAAGTTTACAAACGAGACCGATGCTAATACAAAATACCCAATAGCATTTATTGCAAATACTGCTGCTAACGGCGCCGCGGCGCCTGCCACTAACTTAGGAGATGGAGTAGAAACCACTGGTTATGTTAGAACAGATTGGTTAGGTGAAGGAACACCGTCTCTTTATTATCAGCCAAGTTCCACTGTTAATAATACTGGTAATTTCCCCCAACCATCTGTCACCGGCGGAACATTATATGCAGCATTCTTCTCTGGTATTCTAGACGGGGGAACTTGGACTTAACTAAATACTCTTTGTGAATATGAAGTTTTTATAATGGATTAATATGGCAGACCCAGGAACTATCATTCTCAAGCGCGGCATCAATATGCCGTATGATAACGCTCAGGACGACACTCCTAATGAAATATCAGGAGCAAAGTTGTTCAAAGGCGAACCAGGCGCCCAGATTGTTGGTTTGTCTGAATATTTTGATCAAGTAGCAAATGCCACTGGTGTTGCAAAAAACAACTATCCAAACAGACTGTGGATGGGAATGCAAGGTTATGGTGGAAGTGTATCTCCCTCAGAGAGTGAACCAGTAAATGTTTTCACTCCTTCCAGTAGTATTAATGCAAATATTTACGCTGGTTCTCCAGATACAACAACTACAAGATTAACTAGACCACTGTGGATGGGTGCGGAGATAAGAGCATATCAACCTTTAAAGGAAGATGGTTCTGGCTTATCTAATTATGATTATGTAATATTGAAGGCAGATTGGAACAAACCTTCGGATTATGTCCTAGTGACTCAAAAAGCAATCTCCGCAATGCCTTTGAGAGCATATGAAAGAAAACTAGATGCAACTGACACCACACCGCCCGATGGTGCTGATGATGCAAAAGAATTTGTAGAATTTGGTAGTTGGAGCAATCCATTTGCTTCGGGTGGTTCTTATTCTAATAAAGATACCGTGGGTCAGGATCCCCAAATAAAAGCAGATGCTTCTTTTTCGAAAAATATGATGAACAGAACCCAGACCCCTGGTTCTATCAAATATTGTTTTCCAGATCTTAATGCTTCGGATGAATATAGTGATAGTTCTGGAATTGGATTTTACAATCCATTTGGTCTTGCCGCAAGTGGTGGTATAAATACTTCTATTCTTGGTTGTATAAATTTAAGAACAGCATATAGTTCTGGTGACGGTACTGCTGCTGTGGGTGAACCAACTACTTTGGTTCAACTTGGTTTCTTTAGTATGTCCAATCTATTAACCAGTAGTTTGGAGATTTCCAACAAAAATTCAGTTGCAATATTAGGTTCAGATGGTGTAATAAAAGGTCCACAGATATTTCAGTCTCCAATAGGAATAGACAATTATCTTGAACTGAATTCTTATAGTGTTGGTGAAGTCACATATCCAGCAACTATAAAAAGTGCAAATAGTTCTGCTTCTATATTTGATACAAATGTCACAGACATTAGTATTGGCGGTGCATCGGAACTGATAGAAATTGGAGATCAAACCACGGATGGAACGACATCAACTGTCATTTATGGTGATCTTACTGTAACGGGAGATCAAGTAAATTTAACTAATGCTACCCAAATAAATGCGCCAAATGGAAATTTAATTTTAAATGGTATTAAAGGAATAGTGGCGGACAGTTCTGGCAACATATACATAACAGGGAACCTCATAGTATCTGGATATTTGCAGACCGATGTTGGTCTGCAAGGAGGTCCAGATGCAGAGAAAGAATATGTTGGTGAAGGTATGGTTATGGATGGTGGAACTTTCTAATAGGAGTTGAAGATGGCAACAATTAAGATTAGGCGTGGTACGACAGATCCAACAGCATCGCAGGTAACAAATGCCGGCGAATTGGCAGCAAACACAAGCACACCAAAGGTATTTTTAAAGACTGCCGATGATAGCGTAACCTCCCCAGTTTGGATAGGAGCGCAGATTGAGACTTCTCCTTCCGATTGGACAAGTGCTGTAAAGTTAGCAACACAATCTGCTATCAATACTACCTTCATGCCAAAATCGGGTGGTGCTTTCACAAGTGATATTACTTTAAACGCGCAATCAGATCTCCGATTTGCCGATTCCGATTCTTCGAATTATGTTGCCTTTCAATCCCCCGCTACAGTTGCCGCAAATGTTGTTTGGACACTTCCATCAGCCGACGGATCCAATGGTCATGTGTTGACCACAAACGGTTCTGGTACTCTTTCTTGGGCTGCTGCTTCTGCCACCGCCGTTACCACGACTAGCGACAATACGAGTGCGACAAGATATCTTGTCATGTCAACTTCTGCACAGGCTGGAGCCACTCTTTATGTTGACGACACCACAACACCTCTTTCATACAATCCGAACACCACGGTTATGAATGTCGGTAGTGTGGTTGTAACTGGTTCTGGAAACGGTAATGTAAAGGCAAATACTTTACAGACACTCGCAAATGATCAGGCTCTCACGCTTAGTTCTGGTGGTTCCGATACCAGCGCCTCTATAACAATAACAGGAGCAGCAACACCTGCATCCACCGTAAGTATAGATGCAACAACGGTAACGGTAAACGGTACTTTGACTATGGGTGGCGCGTCTGCTTCAATCGAATTACCAACAACCTTTACTATTGGTGATTCCGCAACAGTATCAAACACCTTAAATATTCAAACTGGTGCTACAGCCAATTTGGCAACCAAGACGATCAATATAGGAACTGGTGGTGCAGCAGGTTCTACTACAAATATAAATCTTGGTTCTGCTAATGGTGGAACAGTAACGGTCAATAAAGATCTGGTTATTTCTGGAAATCTAACAATAAACGGTACAACGACCACTATCAATTCCACAACTCTGAGCGTAGATGATAAGAATATCGTATTGGCAGATGGTGCAATCACAGATGCTGCTGCCGATGGTGGTGGTATTACTTTGAGTGGTTTGACACAGAAAACATTCAATTGGGTAGATGCCACAGATGCTTGGACTTCTTCTGAGCATATGAACTTGCTTACTGGCAAAGCATACTATATCAATGGTAATTCTGTTCTGAGTTCTACAGCACTTGGTTCTGGTGTTACTTCTTCTTCTCTTACCAGCGTAGGTACAATCACAACTGGTGTTTGGAACGGTACAGACATAGCACTTGCAGATGGTGGTACAAATGCTTCCCTTACCGCTGTGAATGGCGGTATAGTATATTCCACCGCTTCAGCAATGGCAATCACATCGGCAGGAACTTCAAATCAAGTTCTTTTATCTGGTGGTGCTGGAGCACCAACTTGGGCAAATCAATCAAGCCTTTCGGTTGGTTCCGCTTCAACAGCAACGACTGCAACCACCGCAACAAACATAGTTGCAACTGAGCAAACAACTGGTACAATGTATCTCGTTGGTGTCTCTGGAGCAAGTTCTTCAACTGGTCTTTTGGTCGATGCAACTGCCCAGTCGTCTTTGGTTGCTCTTTCCTACAACAATGCAACAGCAACATTGACTACTTATAAGGTAGAAGCCATCGTAGATGGTGGAACTTACTGATACATACAGTAAAGGAGATTTGTAATGAGTGAAGTGAATTATAATGAAACTGTGGTTATTCCTATTCTTCAAAAGAAATATCAGGAACTGATGAATAATAATCTTGTTCTTGAGGTCAATCTTATGGTAGAGCAGACCAAGAACAGAGATCTTCAATCTAAGGTAGAAAATCTTCAAGCAAAGGTAGATGCTTTCTCAAAGAAGAAAAAGAAGGAAGATAGTCTAGACGGACAGACTTATTGATTTGATCTTTATATTCTGGAGAAATAATGGCAACTATCCTACCAAGAAGAGGAACAACTGCTCCTACTACTGGATTAACTCAGTATGAGTTGGCAGTAGACACCACTAACAAAAGAATATACATTGGTAATTCTGGTGGTAGTGGTGATCTGATCGGTTCTGCTCCAGGCGGTTCTGATACTCAAATACAGTTCAATGATGGCGGAGTGATGGGTGGTGATGCCGGTCTCACTTATAACAAGACATCGGATGCCTTGTCCGTTGCCGGTGATCTCAATGCAAACGGTGGAGCATTGAGAACAACTCAGACAACATTCAATATAGTAAATACTTCGGCAACAACAGTAAATATCGGTGGTTCCGCTACAGCAATAAATGTCGGTGCAGCAACTGGAACCTTTGACATCAACAATCCAACTGTTGAGATCGGTAATTCTGGAACAGCAACATCTTCTGTAACTGCTCCATCTGGTGTCACTACTGGTTCGGTGTTCAACACAAATGTCACTACTCTGAATGCTGGTGGTGCAGCAACCACTGTAACCATAGGTGCGACTTCTGGAACAGCAGCAATAAGAAATGCAACTCTCAGATTGGGAAACACCACATCCACAATCACGACAAATGCAACTGCTGCTACAAACAACATAACTATAAACCCCTATGGCAAGATCATTATGTCTCCAGTTGCATACTTGGCTGCTGGAGGATCTATTGCTTCACTTACAGTAGAGGCAACTGACGGAGCATCTGGTGTAGTCGAGATCTCTGGTGGTGATCTTTATCTTGGTCGAAAGACAGCGGATGATGTGAATTTCACACCAGTAAATATTGTGTTCGAAGGTCCTACGATAAATGCATTCGACACTACACTCACTGTAGAAACACAAACCGCTGCAAGAACCATCACCTTACCAGATGCCAATGGCACCGTTGGTGTGATGGCTTCTCCTACGAACCAACAGGTGCAGTTTTACGACAGCACAAGCAAGAACCTGAAGGGAGATCCAGATCTCACATTTGATGGCAGCAATCTCCAGATTGGTTCTCAGGGTGATCTTCGATTTGCGGACTCGGATTCTTCAAATTGGGTTGCCTTTCAGGCACCAGCAACAGTTGCTTCAAATGTAACTTGGACACTACCATCCGCTGACGGAACATCAAACCAAGTTCTTTCTACTGACGGTTCTGGTACTTTATCTTGGGCAACACCTTCTGGTGGTGGATTAACTTGGTCTGCTGTCACAGCAGATCAATCATTGACAGTAGATACAGGCGTTCTTGCCAATAAATCTACTGGAACACTAACGCTGACATTACCCACAACTGCTGCTGTTGGAAAGACAATAAGAGTCAGTGGTATGCAGAATACTTGGAAGATAGCACAAAATGCTTCGCAAATAATTCATTTCGGTAAAACCGATACTACTACAGGAACTGGTGGCTATTTGCAGAGTACAAACGCAAGAGATGCGGTGGAGTTGGTCTGCTGCGTTGCGAACAACGAATGGAATGTCATTAGTTCTGTTGGGAACATAACAATCGTATGAGTAGTTTTCAAGGAATATCTTCAATAACAGGATTAGCCACTTTAATAAATGTTTCTGGCAATGATGTCACACCAAATGCTATTAATTGGGGAAATATCACATATAATTGTATTAGTGGAGTTTTTACTGCAACAGAAAGACAAATAACAGGTATAAATCAAACAATAGCACTAAAAGTTACTAATTCATCATCTGATGGTATTTATTATTATGTAAGTAATACAGCAGGAGTTATTGTGAGCGGAGACGGAGATGTAGTGTGTATTGACCCATCTACTTGTGGAATGACATATTTGAATCATAATGATACATTCACAGTTAGCAACAATCAATATGTTACTTTTGCTGGTAGTAGTCAGACGGATCTTTATACGCAATCGGTAATAAACACTAGTGATGGAAATGCTGTATTGGATACATTTACATATTCAGCCCTTAACTGTGCTTAAATAGGATAATTAAATGGCAAAACAAAATTCAGTCAATCTTGATATAACCAATAACTCCGATGGATTTGATGTTTCTGGTGGTACAACATCCAGAAAACTTACGGTTACTGGAGGAGATTTGACTTTAACTGGTAACGGTAGCGCCACGATAACTTTTCCAACCACAAGCACCACTCTTGCAGGACTTTCTTTAGCGCAGACATTTACAGCACAACAAACATTTACAGGAGGAACTGTATTTGGAACTGCCACAATTACATTTCCTACAAGCACAACCACCGTTGCAGGTATAGGAATACCTCAAACATTTTCTGCTTTACAGACCATGAGCAATGGTTTAACTGTATCAGGAGGAACGACAACATTTGGATCGTCTGCGATAAAGTTTCCAACTGTTAGTGCTAATCTTTCTGGCACCAGTATTGTCTTCACTCCATTAGACAACCAACCACCGGCCTCTAATTATGCTACTATTGACAGTAGAAATTCTATTATGGTTCTTGACTTTGATGCTACGACCGACGAGTCTGCTGTTTTTGTTGGCGTGGTTCCACAGGGAATGGTTCTTTCTAGTGGTGTATCCGTGAGAATTATGTGGATGGCAACATCAGCAACAACTGGCACATGTAGATGGGGAGTTCAGATAGAAAGAATGAATACCGATGAGGATGCCGATTCGTTTGATACCGCAGCAACCGCTGGCTCAACGACGAATGCTACTTCTGGTATTATTACCACTACTAGTATTACACTGACAACCATCGACTCGATTTCTTCTGGTGATGCTTTTAGACTAAAAGTTTATCGTGATGCAGATGGAACATCTGGAACCGATGACATGACAGGTGACGCAGAGTTAGTGGCTGTTGAAATAAGGAGTGTGTGATGGCGTATTCATGTGCTGCTACAGGTACTCAGTATCTAAGAACAACTCCAGAAGTTTTGACTGGTTATCCTTTTACCTTAAATTGTTGGGGATATATACTGACTACAGGAGCGCAGAGGAATTTTATTCTTTTGCATAATGTAACGGATGCTTTCAGACATGGTGTGTTTATAAATGCTTCAAACCAAGCAACTCTTGTTTCTGTCGATTCTGGTGGAACGACACAGACAACTATTACTGCTGCAACAATAAGCGCAAACACTTGGTTCATGTTAACAGGAGTTTTTACATCTGCTACAAGCAGAACAGTTTATTTGAATGCAGCAAACGCCACAACAGGAACAACTTCACGAACACCAACCACACCAACCAGAATGCTTCTTGGTGCCCAATATACGGGAGCGACCACTTCTAACTTGAACGGAAGAATTGCCGAAGTCGGAATATGGGATGCAGCCTTGACTGCCGATGAAATAACATCTTTATATCGGGGAGCAAAACCAATAGGAATTCGACCACAAAATTTGCAAAATTATTATCCATTAGTCAGAGGTATTACAAATTACACAGGAACACATACCGTAAATGATGATGGTGGAACAAAAGGTGCAGATCACTACAGGAGATACGGATGAGTACATATGCATATATTTTTAACGATCAAATCATTGAATTCAAGGAAATTGACGACTTGTTGTATCAAAAATGGATTGATGAAAACAATCCGAAGAAGGATTGCTATAAACTCGTAGTATATGACGATGCACCTTCGGTGTCTAGCACACAAATAGCAGAATCTTCTTTTGAAATTAGTGAAATAACGGTAGACCAGATATGGACTGTTAGAAATAAAACAGCAGAAGAGATGAGAAAGTCGTGGACGGCGTATGAATTTCTGCTAAGATTTACTACACAGGAAAGAGCAGCATACAGAAACGCTGCAAAAACAGATGATAATGTTGCTGATTTTATGGGATTGGCACAAGCAGCACAGGAAATATTAAACGATGATCCTATGACTGTTGCTGGTATGAACTACCTTGTATCTGTTGGACTTCTAACTGAGCAAAGAAAGAATGAGATATTAGGCCTTGCTTAAATATTATATCATAAATCCAAACGCCATTCCTCCGAAGTTTGGTACACAACATTCGGCTTGCTTTGATCTTTCCGCCTGTCTAAATGGTAGAAAGATACATTCATACAGCAAGACAAATGATATGTACGAAAGTCCAGAGATCATAGATCAGGTGGAGATTCCTGCTGAATGGAGAGTTCTCATTCCAACTGGTCTTATTCTTGATATTCCAGAAGGTTACTCGGTAAGAATACATCCTCGTTCTGGTCTGTCTCTCAAGCAAGGATTGGTTCTTGCCAACTGCGAAGGTGTCATCGACTCGGATTATGTGAACGAGTTGATGATCATGCTGAAGAACGACTCTTTGCAGAGAATTACAATTAAACACGGTGACAGAATTGCTCAGGGAGAATTGGTAAAATCACTTGACTACACCATAGAACAGTGCTATACTAAACCAGTTCAGAAAACAGATCGTAATGGTGGATTTGGTTCCACAGGAGTATGACATGACTCGTGATGAATTGTTGGATCATCATATGAAACTCTGCGCCGAAGCCAGAGAACTTATGAAATTGAAGAACAAGGATTATGCAGGCAATGAAGGTATTGAGCCTTTTGCAAACTTTACCCGTGTAGAGAGCATGGGTATTTGCAAGACAGAACAGGGTTTTATGGTTCGTCTTACGGATAAGATGAGCAGATTGAGTTCATTCGTTCGCGCCGGCAAGATGCATGTGGCGGACGAATCTTTCAAGGACACTTGCGTTGATATCATTAACTATATGGTTCTTTTGTCTGCTTATATTGCGGACAAAGATGCTCAAGAAACAAAACAAAATATCGAAGAACCAAAGATACACATTGAGCCAAGATTATTGACCGAACAAGAATACAGAGGCTGCTGCAAGAACAGAAAATGAATTTCTACACCCACGCCTTCGTGCGAGGTGAGAGGATACTGTGTCGAGGATACGAAAAGTCTTCGACTAGTTCTTCTTATAGACGCACCACTATTGTAAAGAATTACAATCCTTATCTCTTTTGGCCATCCGAAAAGAAGACCGAGTATCGAACCCTCGACGGTAAGTTCGTCGACCGTGTTGACTTCGGTTCCATTCGTGATTGCAGAGATTTCATAAAGCAGTATGAAGGTGTGGAGGGTATAGAGATCTATGGTAATACCGATTTCACCTATACATTCATTCACGACCAGTTTCCTGGCGAAATTCAGTATGATCAATCCGCACTGAAGGTTTGTTACTTGGACATCGAGGTCGAGTGTGAGGATGGGTTTCCTAGCATCGAAAAGTGCGATCAGCGTGTGAATGTAATCACGATGCGCTTCGTGCAGGGAAACCGTGACAAGACCATAACTCTTTGTCTTGGTAAAGCCAACAAGGAAAACGACCAGCACACTGTGATAGACTACGACGACGAGAGGGAACTCCTCGAAGCGTTTATTTCCGTTTGGCGAGACGAGGATATTGATGTCGTTACTGGTTGGAACATTCAGTTCTATGATATTCCTTATCTTGTATGTCGCATAGAGAAGATGCTTGGTGAAGGAGAAGCAAAGCGTCTTTCTCCTTGGGAAAACATCAAGACCAGAGTGGTGCAGGTAAAGCAGAACGACTATACGGTTTATGATCTGGTCGGTATTGCCGCTCTGGACTATTTTGATCTATACCGCAAGTTCACATTCGTAACAAGAGAATCGTATCGTCTCGACCACATCGCATCGGTCGAGTTGGGAGAGAACAAGATCTCCTATGACGACTATTCCAACTTGCAGGAGTTCTACAAGAAGGACTTTGCCAAGTTCGTCAAGTATAATTACATAGATGTCGAACTGGTAGTCAAGTTGGAGAACAAACTCCGTCTGCTGGAACTTGCAGTTGCTCTTGCATACAACGCAAAGGTAAACCTGTCGGATGTGTTCTCTCAGGTTCGAACTTGGGACGCCATCATCTATCACCATCTCTCCGATCAGGGAATCGTCATTCCACAGAAGATGTCCGAGGAGAAGGAAGAGCAGTTTGCTGGTGGGTATGTAAAGGATCCACAGACGGGAATGCACAAGTGGATCGCTTCGTTCGACCTTGACTCGCTCTATCCACATCTCATCATGCAGTATAACATCTCACCTGAGACAAAGGTGAAGAACACTGCATACTTCCGCACATCCATTTCACCAGATTCGATTCTGAGAATGCACCGTGGAGAACCCACGAAGACATTCACCGATCCTGCTGACTATCTTCGTGGCGCCAAGCAGGATGAATATTCCATCGCCGCGAATGGTGTCGCTTTCCGCAAGGACAAGCAGGGATTTCTTCCTGCGCTTATGGAACGGATGTATGAAGAGCGCAAGATGTATAAGAAGAAGATGCTTGACTGCAAGCGTCAACTGAAGGAGCGCAAGGATCTGACAGATCAGGAAAAGAAGCAACTGAATATGGATGTTGCAAAGTATCACAACTTTCAGTTGGTTCGAAAAATTCAGTTAAACTCTGCTTTCGGTGCTGTAGGTAATCAGTATTTCCGCTACTATGATCTGGATCTTGCTGAAGCAATCACGATCTCTGGTCAGTTGTCTATTCGATGGATCGAAATGCATCTCAACGAATTCCTCAACAAGACCTGTTCGACCAAGGATGTTGACTACATTATTGCCAGCGACACGGACTCCGTTTACATTAAGTTGGACGAACTTGTAAGCAAGGTTCTTCCCGATTGCACGGACAACAAGAAGATCGTCACATTCCTCGACAAGGCGTGCCGCACCACAATCGGTTCGTTCATCAACAAGAAGTATCAGGAACTCTCTGAACTTATGAATGCATATTCTCAGAAGATGAATATGAAGCGTGAGTCAATCTGCAACAAGGGAATCTGGACTGCCAAGAAGCGTTATATGTTGAATGTGTATATGGGTGAGGACGATGTTCTTCTTGATGTGCCAGAACTCAAGATCATGGGCATCGAAACTACACGATCCTCCACACCACAGGTTGTCCGTGTGGCACTCAAGGATGCCATCTCTCTTCTTATGAATTCTGACGAAGACACTTTGATCTCGTTCGTAGACAAGTTCAAGAATGAATTCGTGAAGATGAAACCAGAGAAGGTTGCGAGAAACAGCAGTTGCAAGGGTATGACCGAATATGCCGATCCTACCACGATCTATCGCAAATCAACACCTATTCATGTGAAGGGATCTTTACTCTACAATCATGCCATAAAATCCCGCAAACTTCTGAAGAAATATCAGTTGATTAAGGATGGCGAGAAGGTGAAGTATGTCTATCTAAAGGTGCCTAATCCGATTGGGGATCAGGTCATATCTTTCTTCGGATCTATTCCAAAGGAACTTGATCTTGAGAGGTTTGTAGATTACAATAGACAGTTCGAGAAGACATTCCTCGAACCTCTCGTCACCATCACCGATGCCATTGGTTGGAAGTGCGAGAAGTCAAACACACTGGAGTCGTTGTTCGAATGAGCATTAAACTTGATATTGAATATTTTGAGAAGATCCTTCCTTTGATTGAGGAAAAGCACGAAGATGCCGTTCTCACGATGAAGGAACTATCGAAGATGAAAAATGGCAGCATAGACACATACGAGTTCTATACAAGGGAAGCGGAGTTCTATGCCAATATGAAACAAAGAACACTTGATATTATGAAGGATGTGAAGAATGGGAATTTTAGATAAGATCAAAAAGAATAGCACAATCAAGGATTCATCTGTCCTGTCGCAATCGAAGTTCTTCACCAAGAAGGACATGATTCCGACGAGCATTCCCGTCATCAATGTGGCACTATCTGGTCGTCTTGATGGTGGGTTTACTCCTGGCATCACGATGTGGGCTGGACCAAGCAAGCACTTCAAGACTGCATTCTCCCTGTTGATGGCAAAGTCGTATCTCGACAAGTATCCAGATGCCGCTCTGCTGTTCTACGATTCGGAGTTTGGAACACCACAGGGTTATTTCGATACATTCGGAATCGACCAAGATCGTGTTCTCCATACTCCGATCAAGGATGTCGAGGAATTGAAGTTCGACATCATGCAACAACTGAACAGCGTCGAGCGCGGTGAGCATCTTATGGTCATCATCGACTCCATCGGCAATCTTGCTTCCAAGAAGGAAGTTGAGGATGCTATGGAAGGTAAGTCAGTTGCAGATATGTCCCGTGCCAAGCAGATGAAGTCTCTATTCCGTATGATCACTCCACATCTGAACCTCAAGGACATTCCTATGGTTGTGGTCAATCATACCTACAAGGAGATCGGAATGTATCCAAAGGACATCGTTGGTGGTGGAACTGGTTCCTACTATTCTGCCGACAACATTTTCATTCTTGGTCGCCAGCAGGAGAAGGATGGAACGGAACTGACTGGTTACAACTTCATCATTAATGTGGAGAAGTCCCGTTATGTGAAGGAGAAGTCGAAGATTCCAGTGAGCGTGTCATTCGAAGGTGGTATCAGTCGTTGGAGTGGTCTGCTCGACATCGCTCTGGAATCAGGTCATGTCGTGAAGCCATCCAACGGTTGGTATGCAAGAAAAGGTGAAGAGACAAAGTGGCGTATCAAGGATACTGATTGTAAGGAATTTTGGCTCCCAATCCTTACGGATAAGACATTCAGCGATTTCGTGAAGACGAAGTATGCGATTTCTAACGGTGACATTCTCACCACAGATGCGGAGATCATGGCAGAACTAGACAAGATTGACAATGATGAGGAATAATGAACACAAACATTCAGAAGGTAATCCTTCAAAACCTCGTACACAACGAGGGGTATTCTCGCAGAGTAATACCCTTCATCAAGGAAGAATACTTTTCGGAGAACAGTGAAAGACGAGTATTTCGTAAGATCTATGAATACATCAATCAATACAACAAACTACCTAATTCGGACGCGATCACTATATCCTTACAGAATGACAAGGATCTCACACAGACCGATTACGAGAAGTGTCAGACCTTGGTCGGAGATCTCCAGCCAGTCAAGGACGACGAAGATTGGCTTGTTGACGAGACTGAAAAATTCTGTAAGGACCGTGCTCTATACAACGCTATTCTGGAATCCATTCAGATCATCGAAGGTAAGAGTAAGAGCAAGACTCCTACCTCTCTACCCTCCATATTGTCCGAAGCATTGGCCGTCTCGTTCGATACAAACATTGGACATGATTTCCTCAAAGATGCAGAGAAGCGATATGACTTCTATCACAAGGTCGAGCAGAAGATTCCTTTTGACATTGAATTCTTTAACACCATCACAAATGGAGGCGTACCGCAAAAGACGCTCAATGTGGTCATCGCTGGTACGGGTGTAGGTAAATCTCTGTTTCTTTGTCATCACGCAGCAAACTGCCTGATGCAGAACAAGAATGTCCTCTACATCACCTGTGAGATGTCGGAGGAGCGTATTGCAGAGAGAATTGATGCGAACATCATGGACATCACTCTTGACGACATGAAGACGCTCACGAAGTCGATGTATGGTAAGAAACTCTACAATGCGACCAAGGGAGTGACTGGACAACTCATCATCAAGGAGTATCCCACCGCCACTGCCCATGTCAACCACTTCCGACATCTGCTTGATGAACTGTTGCTGAAGAAGAAGTTCAAACCAGACATCATCTTCATCGACTATCTAAACATCTGTTCTTCCGCAAGAGTAAAGGCATCCGCTACGATGAGTTCGTATAGCGTAGTCAAGGCAATTGCAGAAGAGTTGCGTGGTCTTGCGATTGAACGAAATGTTCCTGTATTCACAGCAACACAGGTGAACCGATCTGGTCACAACAATACCGACATCGGACTTGAGAACACTTCCGAATCGTTTGGTCTTCCTGCAACTGCCGATCTTATGTTTGCCTTGATTGGCACTGACGAACTGGATCAGAAGAACCAGATCATGGTCAAGCAGTTGAAGAATCGGTACAACGAGTTGACGAGAAACAAGAAGTTTGTCGTTGGAATCAATCGTGCAAAGATGAAATTATACAATGTAGATCCATCCGAACAGGATGATCTGATAGGAACTGGCGAAGAAGACGATGTTGGATCGTCTGGTCACGGTGAGAACATAATCAAGAAATTCAAGAAGAAAGGTAATACAAATGACTGGAACATTTGATGGAGAGTATCGACAAGTGCAGAGCATCGCGTATAATGACAACCGTTCATATGAGGAGCGTTTTGCTGCCCTTCCATTCGTGCGTGACGAGGATCTTCCTGAGTGGGAAGAATGGGCGTTGAGAGCATTCCCTGACGCCAAGAACTATGTCTATAATAACCGATAAGAAGTTTCTCTCGATGATTTCCTCTTCCTTGGATAAGTTCACTTGGAAGAAGGATAATCTTGCCAACTGTCGTTGTCCTATCTGTGGCGACTCACAGAAGAACAAGAACAGAGCCAGAGGATATTTTTATCAGAAGGGTAATAATCTTTTCTACAGTTGTCATAACTGCGGCATCAGCACAACTCTATATAAGTTTCTAGAGCAAGTTTCTCCTGCAATGTGCAGGGAATATGCCTTAGAACGATGGAAGAGTGGAGAAAATGGACATTCAAATTATACAAAGCCTAAATTCAAATTTGAGCAACCTGTATTCGATGGAGCGAGAATTGATCTACCTTCGATGGTGGAACTGTCCGATGACCACGAATGCAAGCAGTATGTCCTTTCTCGAAAGATTCCAGAGAAGTATCATTCGGATCTTTTCTATGCTGAAAACTTTGCCGAGTTTGTTTCTAAATTCGACAAGGATAAGAAAGTTGGAGAAGAACCTCGCCTCATCATACCTCTCAGGGATGCAAAAGGTAGATTGATCGGTTTTCAAGGTAGAGCAATCTATCCAAGCGAAGTCAAGTATATCACCATAAAGTTCAATCAGGATCAGCAGTATCTTGCATATGGTATGAATACTGTAAATCTGGATCAGACCGTGTATGTGCTTGAGGGTCCGATTGATGCTATGTTTCTTCCCAACAGCGTGGCAATTCTTGGAATGAATCACGAATTGGATCCGAGTGTGACGGATCCAGTGTTCGTTCTTGACAACGAGCCACGAAACAGGGAAGTGCTCAAGCAGTATGACAAGTTGATAGAAGAGAATCGCAAAGTGTGCATATGGACGGATGGTATAAAGGAAAAGGATGTAAACGATATGGTTCTGTCTGGTAAGACACCAAGAGAAATCATATCTATCATCGACAATAACACATACAGCGGGATGTCCGCGAAGTTGAGATTTACAAAATGGAAAAAACTGTAATCAAAGTATTAGATCACGGTCATGTTCAGTATGTCTCCCATATGGGGGATGATCTTACCGTAGCGAACGCGGCAAGAGTGTCGTTCAATAAAGAGAGCGATTGGGAAGAGCAGGATGGAATGACATTCCTTTCGATCAAGGACGAAAAACTAATCAAGTATCTTGCGAAGAACCATCACTGGACGCCTTTTGCCCATCCACAGATCACCCTCCGTATCAAGGCACCGATCTTCGTCAGAACCCAACTTTTCAAGCACAAGGTTGGATTTGTCGAGAATGAAGTTTCCCGTCGATATGTGGTGGACGAGCCACAGTTCTATACGCCAATATGGCGAAATGCACCGACAGATGGCGCCAAGCAGGGAAGTAGCGGATTTGTTACGGAACCATCAATTCTTATGATGAATGGTTTCCGCGAAGCGGCAGAAAAGTGCGTGGAAGTATACAACGGACTATTGGCTTCTGGTGTCGCGCCCGAGCAAGCCAGAAGCATTCTACCCCAATCCACATACACGGAGTGGTGGTGGACGGGATCATTAGCAGCGTTTGCCCGCGTCTACAAGCAGCGTACAGACGCTCACGCGCAGTGGGAGGTTCAGAGATATGCTGACGCTATTGGTGACATAATTCGTCCCCTTTACCCCGTTTCGTGGGAGCAACTTGTTTCATAAATAATAAGATGAAGAAAGTATCCGATATTATAATTCGACTAGGAATGGCGCGTTTTGGACACGAGTTCAGAACCACTGCTTCTATTGGCGAATTAAAAGAAGGAACTGTTCTTAAATATTGCACAAAAGAAGTTGCACAAGAATTTCCACAATATAAAATAAAACTTCGTGGTGTCGGTGAATATTATTT